ACTCGTTCGGGAACGAACGATCTCATACCCGTGCCCGACTGGAACACGGTGTACGACTCTACAGCGCCATCCAAAAGGTGTGCGCTAATCCATTGGAAGTCACCACGCATACCCGAGACACGGACAGCATCGCCGCGCTCGAAGTCTCCGTAGGGTGCTACCCATTCGTTTTGTCTCACAGCTTCTCCCTTAGTAGTTCAACGAACTGAGATAATGACATTACCACATAACTGTCGGCCACGTTCTTACCGCGTCGCTTAATTACTGCTGCGCCGTACTTCTTATTGGCATGCTTTGCCTCGATTAACGCTTCGGCCAGAAATTCGGCCAGCATGATCTTGGCTTGATTCTTGCACTCCAACGCAAAGCCAGGTACGCCAATGATGTCGCCTTTGTCAAGGTTGTGGCCGGCGCCGTAACGTCGATCCGCTTCGGGGAATCCGTTAGCAGCGAGGTAGTCGGCTACGTCACGCTCGAACGCTGAGCCTTTGATCTTGTTCTTATTAACCATTGTTTCTCCAAATAACGAGCGCACTAGGGAAAGGCGCAGAGTTCTTACTATCACCAAACTTCAGGCGCCCTTTAATAAAACGTATTTCGTGAGCGGGCATGATGTCCTCGTGCCACCATTTTGTATCAGTCCGACTAGGGATAAGTAACACCACGGTCTTGCCCTTCATGGCTTCTTCCTTGGCCTTGCGTGTCCACTTGCCAATCTCACGGCCGTAAGGTGGGTTGCAAAAGGTCGCCCCCCCCCATTCGACGTTTAGGCCGTTTGTGTCTGACTGTGCTCCATACAATGGGCATGGGTCAAAGTCAAAGTTAAACTCCTTGTTGAGTTCTTCATAAAGCCACTTAGGTGTTGCCCAGTCAATCGACTGAGACATAAAGTGTACGCTCATCTAACGCCCCTTAAAACGTCCTTAAAGCCCTTCGGCATTGGTACTGATACTTGCCTCTGTTGCTCGACCTTACGCTCGAACTCTTCAGCCTTCTTCTTAATTTCTTCAGTGCGGTCGACTGGCTTGGGCATACGGTCACGCTGTGCCACCATGGTGTCGTAGTGCTTACGCAACTTCTCCGGTGAGAGAATCACCCCGTACCAAAAGTCGTGTGACTGGCACCAAGTGATGATGTCCATAACTTCTTGCTCCTTGTGCTTATCAATGCGTAGGAGCTTCTCCAATACGGCGAGTGAATCCTTGGTCACACGAGCATGCTTCTTGCCGTTGTGCACGATGCACTCGTTGAGGTAGGTCATGATACGTTGTGCCGCCTGCCATTCGGGAGTATCGCCAATGGTGTTGTTCTCTCGGCGCATCTCGTCGATGACTTCTTGCACCGCTTCTTTGCTGACAATACCACGCTTGACCAGGCGATTCACCACGCTCTTAAAATCAATCTCCAACATATAACCTTCTAACTTGAAGTACCACGATAAATCAATTTCCATCTAGTTCTACCAGGCGAGACATAATCCACTCGACAACTGGAACTGCTACGGCGTTGCCCATCTGCTTGTAACGGTGGCCGTCAGCTTGGCCTTCAGTCCAACCGTCTGGGAAACCTTGTAGGCGCTCGCACTCAATCGGTGTTAAACGACGTACCACTGCCTCTGTGTTAATCATAACTGTTGTCCTTGTGTCTCCCATGTCGAAGGCATTGAGCGTAGGTGCTACGCCCCCCCCCACCCAAGTCTCGTCGTCTTGGTCACTCTGGGCTCTCTTCGACTTCACGAACCACGAGATCCGTTGCATCCTTGTAATCCCTCGCTTTCAGGGCCGACGCCGTGCCGTCAATGGCATACTGACCAAACGCTTGCATCCGTGCCAATTTTGTATCAATCAGCACTTGTGGGTTAGTTGCACGAAGCGTAAGGCTAATGTCCTCGCTGAGCAACGCACCCTTGCCGCCTACTCCGTTTCCTTCTCGGTGAGTAAGTAGGACTGGGCGACTTCCATCAATGCCTTCTCCAGCGCCGGTGGCAGACTTTTTCCTCGTCGTCCGGCCCTTCTCAGAATCCCCGCGCAAGCCTTCGCTGAGAGCGAGTATTTGGCTGGTACGTTCTCCGTCTCCAAGACATCCGACAATGAACACTCGACGGCGACGCTGGGCGACTCCGAAGTATTGAGCGTCAAGCACACGCCAGCTGACACCGTACCCCCGTTTAGCCATTTCTTCGACGACAATGGCAAAGTCCCGTCCGGCGTTACTTGAGAGAAGCCCAGGGACGTTTTCAAGGACGAAATACTTAGGCCGGAGTTCATCCACAAGCCGTACAATTTCCCAATATAGGCCGGAGCGTTGTCCGGCAAGGCCGGCACGCTTGCCCGCAACCGAGAGGTCTTGGCAGGGGAAGCCGCCGGTAATAATCCCTCGACTTGGAACGAATCCTGCATCTAAAAGCTCCTGTCCTGTCACCGTGGTGACATCTTCAAAGTGTTTGGTGTTTGGAAAGCGGTGCTGCAATACGCCACGTGCGGCCTTGTCAATCTCGACGGACGCCACGACCTTGATGCCGTTGCGCTCCATCGCAAGATCGAAGCCACCGACACCGGCGAAGAGTGATACTGCGGTGAGGGGCATCGGCTCGGAATACTCGAAGTATCCGCCGACATCCACCTTTACTTGAGACATTGTGAGTCACTACTCCATTCTGGATAAAAGCCACCGTTACGGGTGTAAAAGAATACCGCAACCTGATCCTGTTGGAGCTCAGTCGCCTGGTTCGGGGTAGGTGGCAATCCCTTGATGTAGCCGCGAGCGTACTGCCACAGCCACACTTGGAACTGCCACTTACCCTGAGTACCAGACGACACGTTTGTGTCGACCAACTGATTGCGAGACTCGGCATACGAGATACAAGCAAACTCCGCTTGCACCTTGGCCGGCAGGTGGGCTATCGGGTCGGGGTTATACGGTATCTGGCGAATCGCCGCCGTCGCTGGATCGATTCCCAGACTCGATTGTGGCGACAAGCTCATCAATAGAATTCCGAATAACGTCAAGACGACTTTTAATGATAGCGAGCCAGATACTGTGCTCAACCTGCTCTTCTCGTAGCCAAACATCAAAACTCCAGTCTTTGAATTCGTCCGAGTCCATAAGGTCCTCGATGTCGGGGTCGTGCATGTTCGCCATTAGAAAGGCTCTTCTTCAGTAGCACCGAAGGCTTCAACGAGCGTGGTCGCTGCGTTCACCTGGTTCTTGATGACCGCGTAGGCCCGCTTCTTGCCGGCAAGGATCTGCTTCTCGGACAGTGAGCCCTTGGTCAGATACTGCTGGGCCAGACTGTTCAGGAACTCGTCGCTCGGGGCAGCTTCAGCGGCTCGCAGGATGTCCTGAACGTCCGTAGGGGCGTCGGTAGGCACCGTAATGGGCTTGGCTGGGGCCGACTTCTTGGCCGGCGCAGATGACTGTTCGTAGTAGCCGGACTTGGCCTGGGTGGCCTTGTTACCGTCATCATCCTCGTCAGCCACCAGACCGAGGGCCGACATGTAGGCGTAGCGGCGAGCATACGTGACCGCCGATCCCTGCGCCTGGGGGTCGTCCTTGACCAAGTGCAGCTTCATGACGTGGCAGATAAACTGGCCCGACTTGTGGAGCAGGTAGGTCACGAGTGCGTCGCCACCGGTGTACTCGGCGTCGATGAACTGGCTAACGGCAAGGCCGTGCTTGGACAGAATCGGCGTAGCGTGGGCCACAACGTCCGGCAAAGCGGCGTACTTGCTCTTGAAGAACGGGTTGACGGAACCCTTGGGCACCGCTCCGAACTCTGCCTGTGCGGCCACTAAAGCCGAGGCCAGCTGGTCTAATTCTGGGCTATTCATTATTGTTCTTCTCCTTGAAGTTCAACTGCGGAAACGCAACTTACGTATCCGACACTGGGTACGGTCCTTTTGATGATGTTCGTCCAGATCCAGTCATCCGGCCAGATGGACGTGTAGCCATCGTGGACGAGATCGTGATCGACGTCAAACTCTAAAACAACGCGGTACTGCTTGATGCCTGTTGGGTCTGCCATTAGTCTTGATTCCTTCTAGTCAGGTAACTCTGCGTTACGGTGGTGTCCTTGCCGTCCTGGATGCACAAGGTCTTGAAGGCGCAGTAGTCACACTGCCACGCCTTGCCGTTCGGGTCAAGGGTGATGATTGCACCCTCGTCGTCACGGGCAGTACGGTCGGGCAGGTAGCCCGCTAGAAGTGCAGCGTGGGTGTCGTTGGCTCGCTTCAGCTCGGCCATCGCCAGCGGTTCCCACTGTGAACGAGGGATCCAGAACTCAGCGAGGAAGCGGTTGTACTCTTCGACGCCCATCTTCTCGGCCTTGGTCTTGCTCAGCGCCTCAAACGTAGTCGAGCCCATCACTACCCAGTCAATGCGAATGTTTTCGTTGGAGCCTTCGATGCCTAGGGCGTTCATGCCAGCCTGGGCGATAGCCTTCAGGGCCGGCCCTTCTGGGTACTTCCACTCGCCACGCATGCGGTTCCAGCCCACCTGCTTGTCGAATGAGTACGTGCCCATTGTCTTCAGCTCCCACAAAACATGGGTGCCCGACATCTCGTTAGGCAGACCGGCTGCGGTGTAGCCTTCGAAGTACTTGGCAGGGATGAGTGCGTCGCACGATCCGCTCAGGTACTCCGTGCCACTCGCAACCTCGAACTGCGCTTCAGGGAACACACGGGAGATGGCATCCTGTAACGCTTCGTGAATCAGCGTACCGATGCCAGTCACCCAGGCGCCGGCCTCGTCCATTGGCTCGGTGGGCTCGGCGTCGAAGGCTGCGTAGCCTTGCTGACGAGCACATCCGAACGCTGACGAGTAACGCAGCGGTGTACCTAAAGCTGTGGGCTTTGGCACTTGAGACTTGACCCACATTTCGCGGGCAAGTAGGTGGGTAATGCGTGGTGTTTTAGTAGGTTCCATATCGACCTTTCCTTTCGTTGGAACTAACCATAGGCTAGGGGTGTAACACGCCCTTGTCAAGTCAATTTTTTAATACCACGGCGTACCGCCGAAATCCCTTGATTCCTTCTTGATTGCAACGAGATTGGCCTGGACGTAGGAGATGTTGTGGGCCACGTGCCAGTCGCTTGGGAAATATGTCACAACCCTTGAGGGGTGAAACTTGGCCACGACATCGGGCACGAACTTGCGGTAGTTGTCATCCGTGTAATACCAGAATGAGTTTTCATTCCAGCCGGCGACGTGGGTGGGGTCCTGCCACGCGCCACGGCCATCGGTGCTGGGGGTCATGGACAGCAGCATGCCACCGTGGGCCAGTAACTCCCAGATCTTGTTCATCACGGCGATGCGGTCAGGAACATGCTCCAAGAAGTCCACGGCACGGATCACGCCTACGCTGTTGGCCGGCAGGTCGAGGTCAAGGAAGTTGCCCACGTAGTCCACGCCAGGGCCAGGGTACATGTCTACGCCTTGATAGCCTTCGGGCTTATTGTGCGCTGCGCCAAGATCGAGGGCCAGTAGTCCACGCCGCTTGGCCCACGTCAGGGCCATTGTCTCGATGGTGTCGGCGTACATCTGGACGGTGCCGGTCTGGATGTCGGCGTTGGTCTGGGCCTGAGCCTGCGTCTGGCGAGAGTGAACACGCTGGGCGTACAGGTTGTCCTTGATGTGGTAGAACTCGCCTACTGCGTACAACTTGGCCATGAGATCTTGGTCGTCGAGAACGTAGCGGTCAGCGTCGTAGCCGCCAGCCTTGCGGTAGGCGTCCTTGCGGAAAGCACGAAGGTGATTAGGCGCGTACCAGATGAACCCGAGATTGTGTGGGTATGGCGGGAACGAGGTGCAGACGTGCGAGCCATCCTCGTCGCGGTAGGACCAACCGTGCGCTAGGTCGAACTCATCGAAGTTAGGGGTGCCGTCCTCGTTGATCTGATTGAAGTCCGAGTAGGCAAAGACAATCTCATCGCTGATGTCGAAGGCGTCGTACACCGACTCAATGGCTTCGGGCATGAGCAGGTCGTCGTGGTCTAGCTCCACCAAGATGTCACCGCTGCATTGGGAGACAGCGAACTTCTTGTAGTAGCCGACGCCTTTATTGGGCCGCTCGTTGTAGAACACCCGCACCCGATCATCCTTCGGGCGCTCCCAGGTGGCTCCGTTATTTAGGACGACGACCCACTCCCAGTCCTGCACGGTCTGAAGAACCAATGACTCGTAGCATCCGTCAAGGTGTCGGGGATCATGGCTGGGAGTAAAGACACTAATCACCATATTTAAGCCAAATCTCTAGTTCGTCCAGTACCTTGATTGCGTCGCAGGGATACTGAGTCATGCAGGTGGCGCAC